GCTAACCTTAATGTTGATGACACAGGCAATACATTTGCTGGTGTACTTCAAGGTAAGTATAGAGTCTACATCGACCCTTATTCATCTAACGGTACTGCTGATCAGTATTACGTTGTTGGATACAAAGGATCTTCACCTTACGACGCAGGATTATTCTACTGCCCATACGTTCCTCTACAGATGGTTCGTGCAGTGGGAGAGAACAGCTTCCAGCCTAAGATCGGCTTTAAGACACGTTATGGTCTTGTTGCCAACCCATTCGCTGAAGGAACAGATCAAGGTCTTGGTCGCCTTAAGGTTGACGCTAACCGTTACTACAGACGTGTTAAGGTTAAGAACCTCATGTAAGCGAGACGCTTATATTCATCAGAAAGACTCTTCTTCGGAAGGGTCTTTTTTTTGTGTCTAAATAAAACATAGAGTTTAGAAATTAATCATGGCTAAAGGAAAGGCATCAGTTTCTGCATCTGGAGCATCTATGTCAAAGTATGATGTGGAAGTAGAATCAAGACTTAAAGCATTAGAAGCACAAGCACATCCAGTCCCTACAGGAGCATCAAGTAAATTAGTTAATGACAGATTGGCTAATCTTGAGGAAGCAGTAGTAGCACTTCAAAAAGCAGCAGCATCTGCACCAGCAGCTCCAGCACCAGTAGCAGCACCAGTGCCTGTAGATCAAGAAACACTTACTAAAGTTGTTGAGATTGTAAAACATGCACTACCAAAATGGGCTGGTACACATGGTCTCTAGAGATCGTCGTCGAAAGACAATAAAAAGAATTTATCAGTATTGGCGAGATAGTCTTGAAAGAAGACTGGCTGGAGTCGATGCTGCACTAAATAAATTAGAAGAACAAATTGCCAGAGATTCTGAAAATGAAACCAACACCGAAACAATATAAAGAAGCAGTAGAACGTCATGATAAGATTGTAAAGCATCTTATTGATGAAGGTTATGCTGAGAATGCAGAATCTGCAGATAGCATTATAATGGGTATGAGTGAGCAATGGTACGAACTAATTATCGACTAATGAAAGATTTTGATCGATTTATTGAAGAAGCAGCAGAAAAAAGATGCCCTGCTGGAAAATATTGGTGCTATACAGATAAAAAATGTAAAAAAATTCCTCTAGGTTATCACGTAGGACGTAGAGGATATCTTGAGCAAGATGAGGATGATGAAAATGGACAGAATGGAACACCATCTAATGGGTCTTCTAATGGCGGCGGTAATGGCAACGGTGGCGGTGGCCACGGTTCAAATGGTGGAAATGGTGGGGGTGAATAATGACAACAGTGAGAGGACCATTCGCCAATCAAATATCCAATAGAAATTTTCTTGCACCAGTAGGATTTAAATTTGCACTGTCGAAATATCCTAAGGTTTCATTCTTTTCTAATACTGCTAGAATTCCTGATATAAGTTTAGGAACTGCTGTAGAATCAACTTACCTTAAGGACATTGATATTCCTGGAGAGAAATTGAGCTATGGTGAATTAAATGTAAGATTTTTAGTTGATGAAGATCTTAAAAACTATATGGCGGTTCATAACTGGTTGACTGGTCTTGGTTTTCCTGATTCTGCACAACAATTTATAAATCAAACTACTGATGAGGATGGACAAAGAGATTTAAGAGAACAATATAGTGATGGTGCTCTTCATATTTTAAACAGCAATTTTAAAGACGTTGCAATTGTAAAATTCAAAGATTTATTTCCCATTTACTTGACATCTTTGGAATTTGATGCTACAGAGAGTGATATAAGCTACTTTACAGCAGACGTTACTTTCAAGTATACTATCTACGATATAGTTGATCCAACTGGAAAACTTTTATGAATCTTGACAAAATTCAGGAGATGTGGGAGCGTGATGCTGTCATTGATCCTGATAATCTACATGATGAATCTTTAAAAATTCCCCAATTACATTCAAAGTATTATACTCTTTATAATACTATTACTTTGATGCGTGAAAAGGCAAGGGATTCTTATAACAGAGTAAAATTAGAAAGGTATAATTTCTATACTGGAAAAGCACCAGCAGAGGTATATGCTGAAGAACCATTTCCGTATAAGGTTAGAGAAAAAGACGCAATACAAAGGCATCTGGAAGCAGATGAAAAATTAACTAAGTTAGATTTAAAAATAAGATATTACGATGCTACGTTAAAATTTCTTGAAGAAATTCTTAGAACAATATCCAATCGTACATTTCAAATAAAAAATGCGATTGAATGGCATAAATTCCAAGCAGGATTTGGGTGATAAATATTTCCAAATGAACACTATGTTATGTCCCATTTGGTTATATCAAAGAAGAATGAGGTTTATCTTCATGTTGAAGCAGAGATACATGTTTATTATGAATTAGCAGATCAATTTACTTTTGAAGTTCCTGGTGCAAGTTTTTCACCAGCATATAAAAAGAAATTTTGGGATGGAAAGATAAGATTATTCAGTACTCAAACTGGAGACATATATGTTGGGTTATTGGATAGAATAGTTCAATTTTGTAAAGATCACAAATATACTTACGAATTTAAAAATAGTAAACACTATGGTACTCCCTTTGAGGTAAATGAAGGGATATCAAAAGAAGGTGTGAAAGATTATATGACTGCTATCTCTAAGTACGTTCCCAGAGAGTATCAGATAGATGGAGTATACGATGCCTTACGACATAATAGAAAATTGTTGATATCTCCAACTGCTTCTGGAAAGTCCTTGATGATATACTCGATTGTGAGATATTTCGTTGAAAAGCAACAAAGTACTCTGATAGTCGTTCCGACGACTTCCCTTGTAGAACAAATGTATAAAGACTTTGCAGATTATGGGTGGGATGTTGGTTCATTTTGTCACAAGATATACGCTGGTAGAGAAAGAGAGACTAACTCTCAAGTTATCATTACTACCTGGCAATCAATCTACAAACTTCCCCGAAAATATTTTGAGAGATTCTCTGTTGTGGTGGGGGATGAGGCTCACCAGTTTAAATCAAAGTCACTTATATCTATAATGACTAAATTATCAGATGCTAAGTATCGCTATGGATTTACTGGAACTCTTGATGGAACACAGACACATAAGTGGGTTCTTGAGGGATTGTTTGGACCTTCCTATAAGATCATTAAAACTGACGAGTTAATGAAGAAAGGGCATTTGGCTAAACTGGATATCAATGTGCTTCTATTGAAACACCCACCGAATAAATTTGAAACTTTTGAAGATGAAGTAAAATATATTATCGGACACAATCGTAGAAATAACTTTATTAAGAATCTTGCTTTAGATCTAAAAGGTAATACTTTAATACTCTATGCTAGAGTAGAAGGACATGGTTTGCCCCTCTACGAATTAATAAATAATAATAATAGTATTGAAAATCGTAATGTCTTTTTTATTCATGGTGGAGTGGACACCGAAGACAGAGAGAAAGTTCGAGAAATCACTGAGCAAGAGAATAATGCTATTATCGTTGCATCCTACGGAACCTTCTCGACTGGGATTAATATCAAAAATCTACACAATGTAATTTTTGCTTCACCATCTAAATCAAGAATAAGAAATCTTCAGTCAATCGGGAGGGTACTTAGAAAAGGAAACAGAAAAACTAGAGCAACATTATATGATATTGCTGATGATATCAGTTATAAATCTCGAAAAAATTATACGTTAAATCATTTAATAGAACGAATTAAAGTTTATAACGAAGAGAATTTCAATTATGATATAGTAAACATACCGCTTAAAAGCTAATGGGAGAAGAATTTCATAGCATCATAAAATTAATATCTGGTGAAGAGATTTTTTCGTTGATCTCCATTGATGACAATAATGGGGAACCAATTGCTATTCTTCAAAATCCTTTAGTAATGAAAATAGTACAGTCACCTAAAGGTGGATTTATTAAAGTAAGAAGATGGATTGAATTATCTACAGAAGATATTTTTATGATGAGAATGGATAGAATATTAACGATGTCAGAGTGTACTGATGAAAAATTAATTCAGATTTATAATAATTATGTTGAAACGGAAGATGACGATCCTGAGATTGGTATTTTTAAACCAACAGGAAAAGTAAGACCTGATTCAAAAATGGGATACATTGCATCTGTAGAAGATGCTCGTAAAGTATTTGAAGAGTTATATAAAATAAATCAAGAACCTAAAGAAACCTAAGATATCCCTATCAACCTCCACAAAGGTATTCTACTTAAATTTTAGGATTTGTCAAGTTTCAAAAATATGCTATAATAGATATATGTTAAGACGGGAACAACAATGCTATGCCTAAAAAGAAATCAGAACATTATGTTAATAATAAACAATTACTAGAAGCACTGATTGTTTATAGAGAAAAGGTAGCACATGCAAAAGAAAATGATTTAGTAAAACCACGTATTACCAATTATCTTGGTGAGTGTTTTTTAAAGATTGCTACACACCTTTCATATAAACCAAATTTTGTTAATTACATGTTCAGAGATGACATGATATCAGATGGAATCGAAAATTGCGTTCAGTACATACATAATTTTGATCCTGAGAAATCCCGTAATCCTTT